GCTGGAGCGCGATCCGCACGCTTATGCGGTCCTTCAGAAGCGCAAATTCGCGCTGATCGGGCGTGATTGGGAGATCAAGCCGGCTTCCGATGATGAGCGTGACATGCGCGCGGCCGAGCTGGTGGAGCGCGTATTCAATGCGATGAACTTCGATCAGCTTTGCCTCGACCTCCTCGACGCGACGCTGAAAGGCTTCTCGGTCGCCGAGATCATGTGGAAGCGCGACAAAGATATGATCGTGCCGGAAAAGATCGTCGCTCACGATCCGCGCCGCTTCACCTTCGATCGCCAGTGGAAGCTCAAGCTCCTCACATTCGAGGCACCTCTCTTTGGTATTGAGCTGCCCGATCGTAAATTCATCGCCCATCGTTTCGGAGCCAAGGGAAACAACCCTTTCGGGCTGGGTCTCGGCTCGAAACTCTTCTGGCCTGTCCTCTTCAAGCGGGAGGGCGTGGCCTTCTGGCTGACTTTCTTAGAAAAATTCGCTTCGCCGACGCCCGTCGGAAAATACCCGATTGGCATGTTGCCGGCAGACCAGGCGAGGCTGCTCAACAGTCTTGAGGAGATGAGGCAGGCCGGCGCGCTCGTCGTACCGATGGGCACTGATGTCGAGTTTCTCGAAGCAACCCGCGCTGGACAGGTCGAATACGCCGAATGGTGCCGCTATTGGGACACGCAGATGAGCCTTGCCGTGTTTGGCTCGACCCTTGCGACCAATCTTGAAGGCAATAGCGGCTCGCGGGCGGCAGCCGAGGTGCACAAGGAAGCCGAGGACCAGATCATCGACGCCGACAGCGATCTCCTTGCCAGCACTCTTGGCCAGACGATCATACAATGGCTGGTCGACTACAACGTACCAGGAGCCGGCCTGCCGGTATTCGCCCGGCTTCGCCCGGAAAACGAGATGGCGGTTGAGGATTTGCGCGCCAAGCGCGCCGCCAACGCTAAAGCCGAACTTGACCTATTGTTTGACGTTGCGGGCCGCGTGCCGGCGGAGAACCTGGTTGAGATGGCGGCAGCGCTTGCCGACATCAACCTGTTGCCGCACATCCCGCTTGAGGTGCTGCAGAAGCTGGCGCCGCATCTTGCCAATGCGCGGACGAATTTGCTCGACGCGGCACAGAGCGGCCGACTGACCATGGATAACGCGGGTGACGCGCAAGCTGTGCGTCAGATCGCTTTTGCCGCCGCGCGCGCATCTGACGCTCACGACCACGGCGCATCTGAAATCGTCGACGATCTCGCCAGGCTCGCCGCTCCCATGATCGGCGACTGGCTGGCGCGCATCAGGGACGAACTCGACAAGGCAAGCGCAGACGACAAATCGCTTGAGCAATTCGCGGCCAGGCTGCTTGAGATCGAGCCGGAACTCACAATCGATCCTTTGGGCAATGTGATCGGCGGCGCAGTCGCTCTCTCCGAGCTGCGCGGCCGTGCTGACGTGGCGCAGGAAATCAAAAGCCGCAAGCGCCGGAAATAAACGGCCATGAAGCATTTCGGCTCAGCTCACTTTGCCGCATCCGACGATTTCACCCTTCCATTCAAGGAGGCCATCGACTTTTTCCGACAAAAGGTCACGCTGCCGTCGAAGACGTGGCGTGACATCCTCGGCCGCTCGCATGACCGCGCCTTTGTGGTCGCCGGCGCGACCAAGGAAGCGCTGCTTGCCGATCTGCGTGCGGAAATTGACAAAGCGATTGCAGGCAAGACGACACTTGCCGATTTCCGCGCCCGCTTCGACGAGATCGTAGCACGCCATGGCTGGAGCGGATTTGCGGGCGATGGCAGCGAGGCGGGCCGCGCCTGGCGCACGCGCGTCATTTACGAGACCAACCTCAAGACCGCCTACGCCGCCGGCCGCTATGCCCAGATGACCGACCCTGACATCGTCAAGGTCTATAAATGGTGGCGGTACCGGCACGCTTTTTACCGCGTGCCCGTCAAAGAGCGCTTCGAGCACGCCCATGTGTGGGATGGTCTCGTGCTCAAATGGGACGATCCGTGGTGGGAGACGCATTATCCGCCCAATGGCTGGTATTGCTCCTGCGGCGTCGAGACCTTGTCCGACCGCGATTTGAAGGCGGAGGGTATCTCCCCGACCAACGCGCCGACGATCAGGACACGAGCGGTCATCGATCCCAAGACAGGCGAGAGCGTGCAGGTGCCGGAGGGCATCGATTTCGGCTGGGACCATGCGCCCGGCCGCGACTGGTCGCGCGACCTTGTCCCGCCGGCCTTGCAACAGCCGCTGAAACCATCGATCGGGCCGGCAGCGCCAGCGCCAAGCCTTGCCCCGCTTTCTGACGCCGCCAAGCCCTTCCGCACGAAGCTGTTGAACGAGGGGCTTTCAGACGAGAAGTACCTCGAAGCTTTCCTCGATCAGTTCGGGGCGGCTGTCGGCAAGCCGCTGCTTTGGCGCGATCCGGCCGGCCATGCGCTTGTCGTCAGCGACCAGCTCTTCCGCGATGGCAAGGGCAATCTCAAGCTTTGGAAGGACGGGCGCGGCTCGCATGCCCGCCGACTGGCCGAGGCGATCATGGACCCTGACGAAATATGGGTGAATTGGGCGCTCGGGCCTGACGGCCAGGTGCGCCTGGTCCGCCGCTATCTCCGCTCGTCGCCCGACAGCCCGGAATTTGCATCGTTCGCGTGGTCATCGGCTGGTTGGGAGGGCGCGACGGCCTTTCCGCCGGCGAGGGGCCGCACCTTGAAACCCGATCCCGATTATCTCGAAAGACAGCGCACCGGAGCCTTGCTCTACCGCCGGGCGAAGAAATAGGGCCGCTTACCGCCGCACGGCCCGGCTGCCAGCTCTCGATCCCACACAGCGGGGGGCCACTGACAGTGAAACCAATATAATGCCGGGAGCGCCGGCATGCAACGGAGGTTCGATTGACGGTCGAAATCAGAGCAAGCCTTAACCCCGGCGACCAGGCCAAGGCTGACACGCTGCTGAAGGAGCTCGCCTCCAAGGCGTCGAACGTATCCGGCGGGCTCAAGATCGTAGGCGAACGGTTGCTTCGCGAGCAAAACCGTCGCTTTGATACCCAAACCGATCCGGACGGGCAAAAATGGGCACCGCTCACCCCTCTTACGCGCCTGACGCGCGGAGGCGCGAGCGGGCCGATCCTGCGCCGCTCCGGCCAGCTCAAGCGCTCCGGCGCCTGGCAGGTTGCCGGTCATACGTTGCGGATCGGCGTCAACACCCCGTATGCCGCCGCGCAGCACTTCGGGGCAACGATCGTGCCCAAGAAGGCGAAGCGCCTGGCCATCCCAATTCCGGCCGGCGCCGGCGGGCGGAACGGCCTATCTTTCGCCTTCGCCAAGAAGGTGACTATTCCCGCCCGTCCAATCGTCGGTTTCGGCGCGCGCGACGAGAAAGCGGCGCGCGAAGCGATTGCCGACTGGCTGGCCGTCGACCGGAACGGTTAGGCCGGCTCGATTAGAAGGCCACTGGGAAGGCGAGCAGACGTTTAAGCCACCGAGCGCCACGAAAGTTATTGAAGCCAACCAGCGAGCGTCAGAAGGCCGTCAGAATTGATGCTATAGAGACGCGCTCGCTCGCATGGGCCGTGTCGCGCTTGCATCGGCCCGTTTTACCGCCGATGATGCATTCATTCACCCGATCGCGCTCAGCCTGCGACGGTATTTTATCTTAGGGCGACAGCGTCCCCTCATTCCGCGCCGCTCAATCCGAAATTCTGCCTCCACTGGATAGCCGATTTGCGGCCACGGAGAGTGTGAATGTCGGGAGGCGGTCATGTAACCCGCACCGTTGAGGTTTTGAGGACGGGCACGTTCACGCCGATGAGCGGCGCGGCGGTCACTTTTTCCGAAGACGATCTCAAGGCGATCGCTGAGGCCTACAATAGCTCGACCACTCCCGCGCCCGCTGTCGTCGGCCATCCCAAGACCGACGATCCGGCCTATGGCTGGGCCAAATCCTTTTCCTACGACGCCGACAGCCAGCGTCTGCTCGCCAAAATCGGCGAGATCGAGCCACAATTCGCTGAAGCGGTGAAAGAAGGCCGCTTCAAGAAGATTTCGTTGAGCCTGTTCGCGCCGGACGCCTCGAACAACCCTGTGCCCGGCACATGGTACCCCAAGCATATCGGGTTTCTCGGTGCTGCCGCGCCGGCTGTCTCCGGCCTCAAGCCCGTCGCGTTCGCCGCGACCAGGGCCGGCACGGTGACGTTTGAATTCGCCGACGCAACAGCGCTGCGCGATGTCGCCGGCATGTTCCGTTCTCTTCGCGAGTGGATCATTGAAAAATTCGGGTCAGATGTCGCCGACAAGGCGTTGCCTGGCTGGACCATCGGCTGGATCGACGAAGCGGCCGACCGCGACCCGCCCGAGACTTACGCGGGACCCGCTTTCGCCGCGCCTCCCTCCCCGCCCATCAAGGAGAAGACAATGGACAGGACCGCCCAGGAAGCTGCCTTTGCCGAACGCGAGCGCGTGCTTAACGAGCGCGAGCGTGCTGCCAATCATACTGCTAACCTCGATTTTGCCGATCGCATGGTCAGCGAAGGGCGCTTGCTGCCGGCAGTCAAGAACAAGGTTGTCGGTCTGCTCGACAGCCTGTCTCCGCTGGCAGGCAAGCAGATTGAAGTCTCGTTCGCTGAAGGTGCGGGCAGCAAGACAGCCGCAGCGCTCGACCTGGTCAAAGACATCATCGCCGCGCACCCGCCGATCGTATCGTTCGGCGCGACCGACCTTGGCGAAGGCGTCGAAGAGGTGGCTTTCGCGGCCCCTGCCGGTTCCGCCGTCGATCCCGCTTCGCTGGCGCTCCACTCCCGCGCGGTCGCCTATCAGCGCACGCATCCCGACACCGATTACATGACGGCTGTTGCCGCCGTCGAACGCTGAACGAAAGGTTCGCCGATGTATACCAGCACAATCAGGCATTCCATCGTCGCCGCCGGAAACGGCGTCCAGAACCGCTTTGTCACGCCGGCCGGCCTGCAAGCGGGGGATGGCGACCGGGTGCTCGGCGTTGCGATGACGGATTTCGCCGCCGGCCAGGCTCTAGGCCT